CCATATACTTCTTGTCCTACTGAATAGTGCATCGCATTATCTTTATAATCCGTGCCTATACTTATCTTTCTAATTAAATTCATTATTTTATTATATTTTTTTTAATTTCTTCTGCAAGAATTTTATCAACTTTATTCCTAGTAAATACGTTATATAAAAAATTTAAAGTTTTATTCTTTTCCCACATTTTATATGTAACACACATTTTTGATATTTCAAATATTTCAGGTGTCATTTTAAATGGAATCATTTGTATCTTTTCACCAGGAGGGAATTTTATATACTGTAAAGCGTCTCCGTGTTTTACATTTATAATATTCTTTTTGCAAAATAAAGTTGGTTGTATTGGTCTAAACCATTTGGATATATCATAACCACCTATTGTTGTTCCAGTATAATTAGCTATATCTGTATCTTCATATGATACTGGATGTTGTTCAGCTATTATAGGTTCTTCACAATATAACCATATACCTTCTGTATAAGACACAAACTTAGGGTCAAATGATCTTACCATAAATGATCTTCTCCCAAATGCTGTAACCAGCTCTTTATATTGGTCTACATCAAAATGGTCTTTTCTTGCGTCTAGATGTTTGTTAGTCACCTCAACTTTAAAAGACGGTTTATCTGTAAACTCTATACTGAATGCAACGCCCGCTCTAACTGCGTACATATTTCTAACTACCTGAGTTGCTGCGGGGCATGCTAAATAAGCTTCTACTTCTTGCAGGCCTTTGTATTTTTCTTTTAAATCTTTAAATACGTTAGTAATATAACCGGTGGCTAAAAAATTATCAAGCTTATTAGGCTCCATTCCCGTAGCATAATTAGATACGGCATAATATACTTTTTTCATTAAATTAAATTTTATTAAATTGTTTTTATTTTATACAGGGTTTGCTTCCCATTGAATATTAACATAAGTTTGTTGTTCTCCATGCGTATAAGCAGGTAAACTATAAGCAGGTATACCGTGATATATACTCATACCATACATATTATAACTACCTACTGTTGAATACCCATAATGCCAGCCATAAGATGTATACATTTGCCAAGATCCATTACCCCCTGAAGATGATGGGCTATTATGAGAAAAATAACTCCAGCTTGAATATTGGTTAGTTACATCCCCTATGTTTCTAGCCGCTTGATTGTAATACATATGAAACGCACCTGACCCCATTCTTCTTTTTGTTCTTAACCAGTTACCGTTTCCTCTTACGTTTCTTTGACTATGAGAAGCATAAAACCCCCCATTGGTTCTTAAAGTTGCAAAACTACAATTACTTGAACCATCAGTTGACCAGCCATAATAAGGGTGATTGTATTGGTGTTGGAAATAAAAGTTACCCCAGCCATATCCACCTGAGTGACTCCAACCTCCAGCGTTTTGATAACAGTTTACGCTTCCTCCATATTGATGATAAGTTAAACTTACAGTTGGTAAAGTTGTAATACTAACATAACCACTAGTTCTAGCCTCACCTGCTTCATTTTCAACATAAGCCCAGAATCTATAAGTTGTACCTCCACTAAGACCTGTAAAATTTCTGTCAATATTACCTGTGCTATTACTGGTATCAACCTGCACTTTAGTAGCTGAGTTTATATTAGTACTAGTACCCCAATAAAAACCTCTTGAAGATATAACACCATTACCATTATTATAGGTACCAGAATTTTGTCTTACTTGTATACTAGTATCATTTTTGCCTGTTTCAATAGGATTAGCAGTAAACACAGGAAGGGTAACAGATGAATACCCATAAAAATCAGAAAAAGCATCTGGTTCTGTAAATCCAGCCGAAGCTGAAACTTCTCTTATTCCGAAATCATCAGAGGAAAGAGATGGGTTTTTTGTTAATTCTTCTGCTCTAATTGTTATATATAGAGCTAACGGTCCTGAAGTTCCTATTGCCATATCTTATATATCGTGTTGTAGCTCTTGAAATCCATCTTGGTTTTTTAAACCTTGGTAAGCTATATTAAAAATTGTATCGTTTACTTGACCCAACTCAATTCTCCTGTCTTCATAATAAATATGAGAATTAGGGTCAGCCTCTCTAGCTTCTTTACTTTCGTAAACTCTAGCATGCACATTCATTGCCCATGATTTATTAAGGCCTAGTTCAATTTCTACGCCATTATTCCATTCACTCGCTAAGTACTCATCTTTTAGTAAAGCATAATTAGTTATAACCACATAAGCATTTTCAACAACAATTACGTTTTCCGTCATAACTTGTTGCTCTACTTCAACTGTTTGACCAGCGTTACCTATATTAGGATCGTCTTCCTCCATGTATTCTGCTTCAGGATAAGTTATTTTTACCATTTCAAATTCACCTGGAACTGGTACCATTTCTGTTTTTCTATATGTTCCTACTAATGCCATAATTTATTATTTTTCGCAATTACAATTACAATTTTTTAATCTATTATCTAAATCCTTAACAGCTTCTACAAGTAAACCAACAACAGCATTATAATCTAAAGCAAGTTGTTCTTCACCGTGAAAATCTGTTCTTTTTATAACTGATTGTGGTAAAATTGATTCTACCTCCTGTGCTATAAGACCAGCCGCATTTTTATCGCTATCTTTCCAAGTATATGTAACACCATTAATTTGGTTTATCTTATCAATTGGATTTTTAATTGATTCAATGTTTTTCTTCAAGTTTATATCCGAAAGCGTTACCGTAGAATATGCAATTACATCTCCTGTAGCATTTATATCACCATCAAAATCTAAACCTGTGTCTATTCTCATTCTATATACATTGTTTACATAGAAATCCATTTTAGTATTATTTACAAATCTTATAAAGTCAGATGTATCATAACCTATATATTCTATATTATCTCTTACGTCTGAAGCTAAAGCAAAAGCAGCAACCCAAGTAGTTCCATTTGACCAATAGAATTTTCCTGTATCTTGTGCATACGCTATTAAACCTTCGTTACTTGCAGCAGCAGGTAGCCCTGCAAATGTTGCATGTAAAAATGTAATATTATTTTGTCCTGTAGCAGTTATCTGCCCATTGAATGTTATATCAGCAGTAGCGTCAACACCAATTGTAGTAGCGCCAATTTCTCCAAGTCTTGTTTCTAAAACACTGACTGGCACGTCTCCTGTGATAACGCTACCCCAGTAAAGACCACCTGATCCATCAGATGCTAAAGATTGACCTGTTGTTCCTGCTCCAACATTTAATTCTCTTTCACCAACCGCATTCTGTACAATTTGTGCAGAGTCAATGAAATCGTTACCATATGTTTCTGTGAAGTTAGCATTTACTTTTTGCATTGCGGCTCTTAAAGTATCCCCGCCGCCGTCGTTTGCGTTAACTCCAACGTTTATTGTTTGTTGTGCCATTTTAACAAGTTTCTGTGTTTATTAATATATTTGTGTTGTCGACTGTTACTGTGTCTGAATCTGCTGATGTATCGAATTCACCAGCTACATGGTAAGTTATTAAATCGGTAGCACCTATGTTACCTGTATTATAACCCCATATTGTTGCATTACCGAAATTATCACTTGTAGTATTATTTTCAACAAGTATTCTTACATTTCCGTAATAAAAGAAATAACTACCATCTGTAGATGATCCTGTGCCTGTTATTGTTTTAGCAAATCTTTTTGTTGGATCACCAAAGTATTTTATTTTTGTAGCTATACTTTTGTTTAAAACCGCAATCGGTTCTGATTGTGGTACATTAGTTAATATGTAACTTTTATTATTAACTAAGTATTCTTTATTCTCTACATACCCATAATGAGCATTTAATAATAATTTATTTCCCCCGTCATTAACTACACTTGCTCCTGATAATGTAGCTAAACATTCACTTAATTGTTGATTAGGCTCAGAAGGAATAGTTGTTGTAGTGGTAGTTGTTGCGCTTGCGCCTGCCGCTTCTATTTCATAATTCGATGCTATGAATTTAGTATCTGTGACAAATCCGAATATACCTTTATTACTTATAGCAGATAAATTTAATATGTAAGACTCATCTCTTCTTTTAATACTCCAGTTAACACCATCTGTACCTACAATATACCCATCCCCTGTTTGCGCTACATAAATACCATTAGCATATAATACTTTTTTAATATCGTAATCTTCAGTTGCTTGACCAAATTCATATTTAGTTATAACCGCATTCGAATCCAGTCCGTTTAGGGTATATATGTAATTGTTTGTACTAGGGGCATTTGTTGTAGCATCTTTTGTTACAAAAAATACATAATCCGGTGAAGACGAAATATAATTAATTGTTTCTGCAGAAGCTATTACACTTGATAAATATAAATTAAAAGCATTATTAGTATCAACAAAATCTATCGCATTTGCAGATGAATATGTTAATAATTTATTTTTAAATTTTTGTATTTTATAAGTTGTACCAGATCCAAATCTTACTTGGAACCAAGTAGCTCCTCCTGAAGTTGATCTATATATATAACCTCCTATTGAAAGATAAACTTGATCATTAAAAGAACATAAACCATCTACCACCCCTGTTTGCGGTATAGTTATTGAAGTCCATGTTGTTAAATCTGTTGATTTGTATATTACAGCAACACTACCGCTATCAGAAAAATAATACGCACCAGTTGTAGAGTCGTAATCAAAATATATTGACTGGTCGTCATCTGGAGGTAATCCACCAGGAACAGACGCTTGCGACCATGTAATTGCATCTGTACTATAATATATTAACGACGATAAAAAGAATATATAATTGCCATTTAGATAATAAATTTTACCATATGTTGCAACTTCAGCATTAACAGGCAAACTATTTTTGGTTCTAAATATTATATTGTCTTTAAACTTTTTATTAGCCTCTACATTAGCAAATATTAAAGCTGATGATGAAGCTGTTTCTGAAAAAGCTTTTATAGCTTCATCTGAATTTAATAAAGCTTCTAATGCGCCAGTATTATTTATTATATGTGTAACTACTGTGTTGTTTCCAGCTAAATCATAAACACTATTAGGATTATCAATAGCTAAACCAAAACCAAGAGCACCTGATGTGGCCGCATAAAACGTATTAAACTCTGTTTGCGTAGTATGTGCAAACATTGCGTTATATGCAGCTAATTCAAGGTTTTTATTGTTTTCGCTTGTTTCATATGCTGTTATCAGATTATAAGCAGTTCCAGACGTACCAATTAATTCAGTATATCTACCATAAGCCTTTATCTCAGCTAACGCGCTTGGATAAGTTATAAGCTCTTGAAACCCGATACTGTAATCTGAAGTTTGCATTTTATATTCAAACTCCAAAGCACCAATATCAGAACTAAAATATTCTTCGTATACTTTAGTCGCTTTTTCTGATAAGATCATATATTTAATTTATAATAGTTAATATTTCCTCAGCTCTTGCTTCGTCAAGAATTTTATTTTCAAGAAGTATATCTAATGTTAAATCGTTTGAGTCCCCTTTTAGCCAATAAGCTTCAAGAGCAGGATCACTTGCTTTTTTTGTTAAAATATCAGTTAACTCGTCTGCAGATAATTTAGAAATTAATTCGCTTTTAGTTATTTTATCTTTACAAAAACCAGCTGTAATTTTATCAGCTAATACAGCGTCTCTTAATTCACCTGTGTCTGAATTGTAATACTGACCAACCTTGCCTTTAAATTTAGTCTCTACTTCCATACCTAATCCCATGATTTCAGGATCTCTTTTTTTTCTTGAAGAATGTATTTCTTGGATTATGTGTCCGTGTGTTTTTACTACTTTCATATTATGTTAAATTTGCGAAATCCAGTGGATTCATTTTAATTGTTGTTGCTAACCACCCATTAGTTGAATACTCATTTGCTAAAAGAGGCGCTCCACTAGTACCCATTTGCTGACTAGTTGTTGGGTGTGCAACCTGTGCTGTAAATAAACTAGATATATCAGCTCCATCTGCTTGAAGGCCAAATATATATTCCATGTCCATTATATAGTGGTTGTTGTTACTATTAAAGTTTCTACCTGAGAAATAAAACTTATGTTTATGAACAGGAACAATCCATTGCTGTTTTGCATCAGTACCAGCTGTGAATTTTAAAATTTTACCGTCTGTAACTCTAATAATGTATCCAGTCATACCACCACCATAATAATAATAAGGTGCATATACACATACGTATTTACCATCTAATGTTACTTGGTGTGCTACACTTGAATATCCACTTCCTTCTGCCCCATATACAGTACCATTTCTACTCATAGTTGTATTGAAATCTGAAAGCCAGTTATCATTTGTACCGTTTGGCACCCATCTGTGAATATATAAAGGACCATTTTGAATTGCTTGAACTAATACTATATTATTATTGTCACATAATACAGGCTTACCTCTATAATTTGCCTCCGTACCAGAGTTTGATGGTTTACCTGATAAACCATTAGTACCAACTATCATATTTGTTAATGTTGCTGTAGCATCGTAGTCTTGCCCAAATGTAGATGTTTCTAATCCATATGCTATTCTTCTAAGAGTATGAGTTCCTGCAAATTCAGCTACAACAGGGAAAGCGTCATTCTGTGTAGTCGCTACATCAAAACTTAAAAGTTTATTGGTTGTAGAGTTGTAAGAACAAAGACCTTTTGCAGTTAATCCTGGTGTTGGCCATAAAAATCCTGTGTATCCTAAGTGTATACCTCTTTCTTCGTCGTTAATTTGGTTACTTGCGTTTGCTTTTGGTAAAAATCTATCATACGCTCTTGCAGTTGCAGGGCTATAATTAGTTGTAGCTTTATATTGCTGTCCATCTCTAAATAAGAAAACATCTTGCTCGTAACTACCACAAACAACACCTTGTTCCATTTTTGCAGTATCACTACCACCTGGTGCAAATCTTTTATATTTTCCAAATTTATTATATTGGTCATAAAAAGATCCTCCATTAAATCCTAAATTATAAGCATTTCCAGTCATTCTCATGTTGCTGAAATTACTTGAACTTGCATCCCCATCAGAATCTAAACTACCTATAAAATTATGTCCACCATAACCTTCACCAGAAGCCCAATAAGAACCATTACCATAATGTTGCGTATTATACATTTGTTCATCTTGCATTATAAAATCGTGATCAAATGCAGCCATTCTAACATAACCGCTTTGACCATATCCTTTCCAGAATGCTATTCTTTGATTTGGTGCTACATAGTTTAATCCAGTATCAATTGCAGTTTCAATTGTACTTGCTGTTGGTAATCCTGAAACAGTGTTTGTTAAATCTGTTGCTGCTGTTTCTAGGTTCGTTCTAGCTGTGTTAATATCTGCTATTGCAGTATTTGAAGCCGTTGTAAAGTCTGTTACAGCTGTTCCGGTACTTGTACTAAAGTTTGATACCGCTGTTGCTGCATCAGTTTGAAACTGACTATTAGCTGCGTCAATCGCATCAACTGCGCTTTGAGACAAACCAATAACTGTAGCTTCAAAATCATTTCCTTCTTGCAGTCTCTGGAGACCAGTCGTATAAAGAACGATTTCTTCTGCAGTCGCCGTACCTGCTGTTATTTTCGCAGATAAAGCATTGATTATACCTGCGCTTAATGTAATTGAGTTAGCCATTTTTTAATTTTCTATTTTTATAATTGTGTCATGTAATAAATTTCCCCAATACCGACAACATTAAATAATGCTTCTTTTTGGGCATCACCACTACCAATAACTGTTGACAATGCAACATTTTCAAATTGTGTAGTAGAAGAATTATATTGTAATATATCTTGGTTGGATGGTGTTTGTACTTGAACGTCTATTAAATCGTTTAATACAGCATTACCTGCAACCGAACCAACTGGAGCACCTGATAAGTTTCTAAATATTCCTCCTTGAAAGAATTTAGCTTGATTAACATTTTGTAAATTGTTTGCACTTCCTGAAACAATAACTGCTCCTAAGTAAACTGCTTGTTGTGCAGTGTTATCATCTTCATCAGCTTGTGATGATAAAAAGTTTCTTTCAGCTTCTTCTAAGTTGCTGAAATATTCTGTACCGTAATAAACAACTAATATATCCGGAGTACCAGGGAAAAAGTAAAATCTTTGAATTGAAAATTGTCCACCAGGTACTGTTGATAATGTTCCTGTTCCTGGATCCCATTTAGTAGGATCTATTTCAGTATATCCATTACCACTATTATTGTCTCTTACATATCCTCCTGTTCCATCTTTATAATATCTGTGTATTTCAGCTTGAGATTTTGTAGCATCAATTACAAGAGAAGGACTATTAGGATTATTCACGTAATTTCTCCCAAATGCAAATGATGTACCCTGTGCTCTATCTAAAGATAAATTAGCGCCATTAGCTGTAACTGTTAACCCATCTTTTTTAAGAGGACCAAATATTCTAGCGAATTGCTGTAAACCATCTGTTGTATTATAAGCTGTTTGAGGGAAGGTCTTAGTAAATAATATTACACCACTACTGTGTAATGCAACACCAATTGGAATCTTATTACTATATTGGCCGTCTGTAAACGGTGTGCTTTGTTGTTGCACCTGTCCTAATTCATCCACATATATCCATGTATTCTTTTGTTCAGATTCCAGTGGCGCTAAATTAGACACGGTTATAGTCTGAGTTGACCAGCTTATTTCTAATATTTCCGGGTAAGGTTTTGTTGCAGTTGATTCTTTATTTAAATCATTTATTAAACCTGTACCTGCATTAATTGTAAATTGAGTATTGCTAGCTTTTGATAACTCTCCTCCTGATGTAATACCTGTAGGAACATTTTCAGTTAAAGTGTCAATAGATAAATCATGCCCGTGATACCTAAAGTGCATAACATCATGACTGTTATCCGTTGTAACATATATAGCGTTTTGTGCTGTTGGTGCATTTGCTTGTGGAGTTGTAAACTGTAAATACCTAGTGGCTTTTAAATCTTGACCAGCTGTAACATCGTCACCTGTTATTAAGTTATTAGTTACATTAACGGTATTAGGTAAACCTATTTGTACAGTTCTGTCTGTTGTTAAATCTTGCGCTGTGCTAGGAGAAACTTCTATTTCATTAGCTGTTCCTGTTATTGTGAAAGTAATACTAGGATCAACAAAAGCTGGTTTGTTTAAAATAAAAGCATCATCCGCGCTATTCGTTTCATTCCAATTTGCTTGTGCATTAACTTCAGCACCGGATGCTATACCCGCTAGCTTAGTTCTCTCAGCATTAGTTATAATACTATTAGATCCTACTGTAATATTTGCTAGCTTAGTTCTTTCATTATTAGTTATTATATAACCTGAACCAGAATCAAAAACATCTGACAATTCAGTTACATTATGTAAACTTAAATCAGTTACATCTGTAGGTTTATTTTTTATAAAATCATCAGAAGTATTTAAAGCTTGATTCCAATCTGATTGAACATTTACTTCCGCGCCCGCAGCTATAGCGTTTAATTTGCTTAGTAAAGCATCTGTAAAGTTATTGTCTGATAAATCTTTTCCAGCTACTATACTTACCTTATTATCTAAAGCATTTTGCAGTCCCGCTATATTGCTTATAGTTAAATTGTCTAAGGTGTCTTTATTAGTTTCAATAAAGTCTACAACTTCTTGTAATGTATCTAAGTTTACATTATCCGATGTTAATAGTGTGTTTATATTGTCTATTAACCCTTTTAGTACTTTACCTTGATTTGCTGATAATGGTACATTCGTTCTGTTATCAATTACATTGTCAACTATATCAGCATAATTTATTTTACTAGGTACTGAGTTTAATGTTATTCTTTCAGCTGTAGTAATTATATTACCAGACCCAGCAGAAGTCATATCCCCAAATTCGGTAACAGATCTGCTAGTTAAATCAGTATCATATGATGCTTGAAATAAAGAAAGAAAGTAATTTGAGCCAACTGTTATTTGGCCATTACCTTCTTTAAAATGTACAGTTAACTTTTTGTAGTCAGCATCGTTAATATAATCTTCAACAGCATCTACTCTATATATAGCGTACTGGTCTAACGTAGTTGAATTTGATATTTTTATATGATAATTTAATAAACCATCTATATAATTAGCAATATTATCTCCTTGTGTATTTATTTTACTAACTATTATCTGTGTAACAGCGTTAAAGTTAGTATCAATAGCATTTGTACCTGTTAGGTTTATTATACCACTAGGTGATGGGTCTGTGGATAAAACTTTAAAATTATATATAGCTCCGTCAAAAGCTTGAAATAATGCTTGATCATTTATAGCATTAACTAAATCACCAAATGTAAAGTTTTTAGTTGCCCCAGTGGCTTCATCTGAACCAAGAAACTTATCACCTGATGTTATAGCAACATCGCTAACATAATTTTTTATCCTTGCCATTTTATTTGCTTATTGTTTTGAATTTTTCTGCACCACGTGAACCGAAATAAGCTACGTATACAGTAATAAGAAGAGATTTTAATAAGTCTACCCAACCGCCATCAACACTAAAGTCTAATCCTGTTGAGTCTATAAATATCAATAAGACCATTGCAACTGTTAAAAAAATCAGCGTCAAAGGCCTTGTGTTTTTCGAAAGCCACGAATCACTTTGCATATCCGCTTGCCATCTTTTAGATACTTCTTGCATTTCTACAGTATCTTGGTGTAATAGCGCTAAAGCTTTTTCTTTATCTTCAGCTGGTAGTTCTGGGTCTTTTTTAATAAGGTTTTTTACTAACCCCATTACCCCTTTATCTGGCAGGACGTCGCCTAAGCTACCTATTATATTTGATCCAGCACCGGCTAAAAATTTACCAACTGCTGTATCTTTTAATTTTTTTCTATTTTTTGACATTAGCTTTTCTTCCAGCTCTTTTGCCTTTTATAGATTTTGGTAAATCCTCTAATTGATTACCAACTTCTTTAATTGATGCTGCTACGTCCTTTAATTCAGCTTTTAATCTNNTCTTCAACTTTTGCTTCAACTGAATCAGCGATAAAATCGCCATCCGCATCTTTAATTTTTCCTGAATGAAGCATAATCAAATAAACTATTGCTACTGCTTCTAATATTGCTATTATAATTAAAATATTCATTATTTTTTGTTTTTATATGGGAATAATTTGTTTAGGGCATCTTGTCTACCTTCACATCCACATGGTATATTTAATCCGTCTGATATTTTTTCTACCATATGTTTAATGCCTGTTTTTTTAGTAAACTTAGCTACCGAATCGCCTAATCCTTTTGATTTCATATTAATCTTGGTATCTATCAACAAGCTCTTGTATATCTTCAAGTCTTGTTTCTATTTTCATACTTAAACCCGCTTCTAATCTAGCAACAGGCTTTCCTTTCCTAAATATAATTATAACTGGAACAGATTTTATGCTCGATTGTAATTCAGCCTTTTGGTCTTCGACAAATGCTTTAGAAACATTAGCCCTTCTTATAGACTGTAATTTGCTATAATCATTTTTTTGATTCCATTTATAATTAAAATGTATTACTGAAACATCTTGGGAATACACAGAAAAAGTTAGTAATAAAAGTAGAGTGGTAATAAATTTTTTCATTTTTATTTTTTAATTATTTCATATAATTTTTCATCAATCTTATCGAGTTTTTCTGAATTTGCATTCACTTTCTCTTCAGTTGAAATTATTGTTTCTCTAATTAATTGATCTTTTAAATCATATTCTGTCCTACTAACAGGTGGCTCGGGCAATTGCTTAGCAATCTCTATGTCCGATTTAAGCGTGTAATACATTCCAGCCAATGTTAAAAGCAGTGATCCGATCGCAACTAGGGTTTTTATACTTACGTTGAATTTACTATCTTCACTTAATTCACTCATTTTTTCTTCTTTTTTTTCTTCTTAGCTCTTAGCACTGCAAAATCAGCTTTTGTTAGCTTATCATACGGTGGTGCAAGCTTTGCGGTTTTACTTGTAAATTTATTTTTCATCTTAACAATTCCATCTACGCCTAGCAGCCCTACCTCTTTCAGATTTCCATCCTTTTGATCTTGCACAAAATGATTTTCTTCTTTTAGCAGCTTTGCTTCCTTTTTTTAATTTAGACGGTGGCGTAGTCACCGCTGTTTTTAATTTACTCCCTGGGTTATCACGTCTGTATTTAGCAACGCCCTTTTTAGACATACCTCCACCTGCTTTGGCACCGGTACCTGTCTTATTAGCTTTATTGTAATATCCTAGAGATTTTTTCTTAGAAGGGGCTTTTTTATTTGCCATATCCCTTTTTTGTAGTTTTCTTTTTATTTTTCTTTTTGTAAGAAGCCTTAACCTTTAGGCCTCCTCCTTTTTTCATTTTTCCCGGCATAATTATATAAGTATTAGTATTAGGGTCATTACCCATTGGATTATTAAATCTTTCATCTTTCTGGATCTTTTAACATATCATCTATAGCTTTATTAAAAACTTTATCTGTATATGTTTTATTTTTGTAAAAAACATTTTGTTCTGAAATAGGTATGTCATCTTTACCTAACAGAATATTATAAATGCGTGTTATTAATCTTTTTGATTTGAATGAAGTTTGGAATATAGAATATTTAATTGTAGTGCGATTACGGTGTCTCCATACATCTATCCAGCCATTTTTGCGAAGTTTTTCCCATCTAGCTTTGTCCCAACTCATGAGGTAAGTACCGTTAATGTAATCATTACGTGTAAATCTACCAATGCAATCAAAATAGATTAGAAGTTCTAAGTCGGCATCAGTTAGCCCATATGTCTTACAAGCCCACTTTCTTACCAACCTATAATATTTAAAAAGTTGCAATTCTCTTAGATCAGAAGCTTCTATTCTCATTCCACTATAACTATGTCTTGTTGTTTAATAACAATGTATGTGTTATCATCAAATATTACTTCGTGTCCCGCGTGTCTATCGTAATAAACAATATCATCAAGTTTTATAGCTTCTGTTCTTTCACCAACACTTATAACTTGACCTTTTAAATATCTAAATTCAGTGTTGTCTTGTATTATAAAACCAGAATCTGTTTTCTGCTCTTCTTTTATACCTTTTATTATTATGTAATTATTTACCGCTCTCATTGATTCTTATATTTGAAATTACACAATCTGCGGATAATATTGTAGTAGCTACACTTATTGCATTTATTAAAGCTGTTTTAGTTACAAGCACAGGATCTATAATACCATCTTTCACTAAATCTACATTTTTACCTGTTATAACATTAACACCCCATCCTTCTTTCATATTAGGCCCATAATTTATATGCGCATTTTCTAATATGGTTTTATATGGTGATTTTATAGCGTTTAATAACATTTGCTCTGTTACAACTTCTGTTTTATAACTATCTGCAGCGTTGTGCAGCGCAATACCAGCACCTGGTACTATTCCTTCTCTTAATGCAGCTTTTGTCGCATATATCGCGTCTTCTACTCTATCTTTCTTTTCTTTTAGCTCTACTTTACTATTTGCACCTACATTTATAATACCAACAGCTCCTGAAAGCATTGCTAATCTCTGTTCAAGTTTCTTTTTTATGAAACCGTTTTTTTCTTCTTTTATTTTCTTTTTTACAGCTTTAATTCTTTCTTTGGTTTCTTCAGGCATTCCGTTTATCGTTATAACGGTGTTATTATCATCCGTAACGGACTTTATTGCTTCGCCTAAATAATCAGGGTTAATTAAATCTAAATCGTCCCCTAAATCCTCCGAAATAATTTTTGCACCGGTTATTGTCGCTAAATCTTCTATCGTATCTCTTTTGGTAGCTCCAAAACCAGGCAAATCTACTATATTAACTTTTATATTACCCTTTACAGCGTTCATTATAAGAGCAGATAACGGCTGAGTAGCTAATTGCGCTACTATAAGCAAACTTCTCTTTTGTTTTATAACGTGTTCAAGTATTGATTGTATTTTTCTTATATTTTGTATTTCAGACTCTACAATTAATACATAGGGGTTTTCAAGTACTGATCTATTCTTATCTTTATCAGTAACTAGGTGTTGCGATTTTAAAGCTGAATCGAATTGTACTCCATCTACGATTTCAACGTACGTGGTCTCGTCGTCAGACTCTTCCATCAAAACAACACCGTCATTACCAACCTTTTTATACGCGTTTGCTATTATACCTCCTAATTCTTTGTCATTATTAGCGGATATAGAAGCTACACTGTCTAACATCTCGTCAGTAACTTCGATTTTAATTTCATCTAAGTACTTTAATACTTTTTCTTTAGCTTTCTCAATACCCTGTTTAATATATCTAAAGTCTATATTATCGTGGGTTATACATTCTTTTAAGATGGCCGAAGCTAGCACGGTTGAAGTTGTTGTTCCGTCACCAGCTTCTTTTACTGTTTTCTGGGCTGCTTCTTTTATAAGCGTTGCGCCTATATTTTCTACAGGATCTAGAAGTACCACAGAGTTTGCAACTGTTACGCCATCTTTGGTTACAATCGGCTTTCCAATCCCATCTTCGTAGATGACACATTTACCCGATGCACCGAGAGTTGATTTTACTGCATTTGACAGTTTATCTATCCCTTTTATTATTTTATCTCTCGCATCCGTTCCGAACGCAAGATCTTTTACTATCTCACTTGGGTTATTATATTCCATTAAATTAAATTTTTGTTAAGTGGTTATTAAAATGTTTTTATTACCTTCGGACCTTTTAGAAAATCCAATCTTTTTTTATAGTGCTCAATAGAAGCATCAATTGCAGCTTCACACGATTCGATTGTTTCTCTTCTTGTAATATCTTTCCAGTTATCTTCTGAATTGATTACTTTACATTCCGCTTGGTAATATCCATTTGGTAATTGAGTTATTCTCCAATTTTTTTTATCAGAGACGTGCTCCCAGGTTTTTTTGTTATCCTCAGAAACTTGGTTTCCCTGGGTTGAGGTTTTGTAATAAAAATATGTCATGGTTATTAATTATTGGTTATTAAAATAGGTCTATTTAATTACTATAGACTTTTGCTTTTCTCTCAACTTCTTCATTTCTTCTACGTGGAGAGTATACTGTTTATAATACGTTGCATAATTAATATCGTTATTATCCAACGCTTCCTTTAGTTGCATTCCTGCTTCTGGTTTTTTTACATCTATATTCATATCTTTTATTTTAGCTTGTTAAATCAGCAACCGCCGCTCCCATTCCAGAGTGATTACCGCAATAATAATATAATATTGGATGTCCTTGTTCTAATTGCACTGTTATATATGATGCAGCTTGACCCGCTACACCTGTTGTAGTAATTCCTGTAGTATACTGAGTTCCTCCCCCGTGTGTTCCATCTGCCGTAGTTGAAAATCTAATAGGGTGGTTCATCATACTAGAATCACTTGTATCTATTTTATATGTAAACCCAGGTGCTAATACTATCACAGCTCTAATGTTGCCATCTATATAATAAGCCCCGCCCGCTGCCGTTGCAGTCATTGTGTTAATGAATGCAGCAGGTATTAGGTTTGTTGTGTCAGTTAAATCAGATACGTCAGCTGGTATCACATTTGTTGAATCAGCTAATTGATTAATATCTGTAGGAACGGTTGGTATATCCGCAGGTACAAAAGTAAATACTCCTGTATTCGCATCGTAAGATAGCGAACCTCCCGCGTTAGCGGCCGACGTCGTTACGGATAAATCAGAATGTTGAATTCCTACACCATCTCCTGTAACCGCCGCAAATGTAAAAGTACCATCACCGTTCGATTGTAGATATTGCCCCGCCGACCCTTGTGCAATTTGTAAATCTGTTAAATAGGTCGGTATGGTTGGTTTATTACTTAGTTGTTGATAATCACCTCCGAATATGAATGGTTTATCCGTTAGATCATTATAAGAACCTGAAAAAGCATCAGCTGGTGTAAAAGTAAATACCCCGTTCGATGCGTTATAAGTAAGTGAACCATCACCAGATGCTGGATTTGTTACTAAACTAAATGAGCCTAGTGTTATTCCACCTACCACCTGGTAGTTATCATTTATATATGTAGCTAAATCATTTATAGTAAACGTGGAGGTACTGCTTCCGTCTTGCCCTAGTATCTTGTCATCTCCCGATACAATACCCGTGTTATAATTTTGTATTCTAGCCATTATTTTGTGTTGTTAGTCGTTTTTGTTTTGCTTCTGTTTCGTTTGACCGAAATAAATTTTTTTGTATTATGGTCATAATCTTTCCCCTTAATATTCTTACCAGCCTTGATTGCTGCTCTACGCAGTCTTTGGTTCTCCGCTTTCATCTTCCTTCTTCTCGGAGTCATTGCGTATGCTAGGTCTCTCTTCTTTTTTGCGAGGGCTGCTTTCTTACTAAGTTTTTGTTTCATTCTTATTAGATTACATATAATTAAAGGTGTTTAATACGACGATAGTATCCTATTTAATATTATTATATAAGCTATTGTCATACTTAGATATATGGAGCTTTTGTATTATATACGTATTTTTTGCGTAACGGCCGTCGACCGGAAGCCATTATTTTAGCCCCACCGGGCCCTGTTTTCCCTGTTTTTGTGCGGATTTTTCAGCTTTTGCGTGCGGTGTTGCGGCGCGTGCTACTGCGGTGTTACCTATGGTCATAATAAATACGGCTTAATATAGATAATATATACAACTTAAAAATAATAATTATGCAAACTATTAAATATAATAAAT